CCAAGTCACCAGCGAGGCCACCACAGCCAAGCTGGTTGCGCTTGCGCGCAACGCGCCATGCCTGGCGCACCACAAAAAAACGCCGGCTTTGGCGCCGGCGTTCGGGGAGGATCTCCAGCAGTTGCTGCGCGGTGATGGGCATGGCTTTCTCCGGGCGAAAAAAAACCGCTCAAGGCGGCCAGTGCTTTATGGCTGAGTAGGCCAAACGGGATCGGGCAGGGTTAGATCGATGCGATTCACTGCGACTCTGTACTGCTTCCATTGTTTGAGCAGCGCGATTTCGGCAACAGTTGCATCCTCCAGATCTACTGCATCCTGCAGTGGATCGATGGCTAGAGTCGCCTGCCCAAGCAGTTGGTCGCGTGCAGCAGTATTTGATGCACGAATCTCTTCCGGGCTCGCCACTGGTGGCACTACTACCGGCGCAGTGAATTTACCATCAGCATACAGCCAGCCAGTGTCTACGGTTTCGCTTTCAATAGCGATCTGGCCGGGATCGGGCTGCCATTGAGTTTCATCCCCATCCCAAAGCACAGCATTGACAACCAGCCCTAACGCTAGGTCAACAATCACATATCTGCTCATTTCGTCACCACTTGAAGATTAGAAGACCGGGGGCGCCATTTCCGCCTACGGTGATAGGGCCAGCCCCAACAGCGTAGTAACCGCCGCCGCCTGAGCCTGATGCCCCAAACCCGAATGCATTCTTACCGGCAGCACCGCTAGAACTACCACTCCGGGCAATACCGCCACCACCACCGAAAGGGGTGCTAGCTCCGTGGCCACTAGCACTAGCCTGACCCGGAACCGAATCAGTTGCATCACCGCCTGCCGGGAAACCTGCACCGCCTGCCGGGCCACCGATTACGCCCGCAAGGTTAGAGCCGTTTAAACCAGCCGTGCCACCCGCCAACGATAACATCGCACCGCCAACGCCCACGGTGGTGTTTCCGCCGTTAGTGGAGGGGGTTGCGAAATTCTGCCCGCCGATTCCGGCGGCGCCGATTGTATAAGGGATTACCTGACCCGGCGTAACGGCTATGACCACATCTATGGCGGACTGACCGGCCCCGCCACCGCTGCCAGGGCCGGATGTTGCGCTTGAACCGCCAACACAGGCACCACCACCGGCACCACCGGCGCATCCAGAAACATAAATCGCGGTCACGCCAGCAGGAACAGTGAACGACCCAGAAGAGGTATAGCGGGCGATGCCTTGCGGGACCATCGCGCCATCAATTGGCCCTTTGTCAACCCATGCCGAGTTCGCCGCGTTGCGCTGCATAAGGCGTCCGGTGCCGGTATCTGCCCATACTTGAGCTGGAAATGTTGGGCTTGGGGCCGCAGCTCCGCTGCTTTGTGATGCCAACGCCTTCAGTGCGTTATTGAGGTCGGCGCGGACAGCAACACCCGCGCCGTTATCCACGTTCATATCGTGCTGCGACATAAGTCAATATCCCTTAGAGATGTAGTCAATCGAGCGGCCCGACTGGGCTACCCCGATGGAGTTTCGGATGAAGACCTTGAAGCCATTTGCGGTCTTGGTTGAGACGTCGAGGTAGTCACCAGGCGAGAGGCCTTGCGCTGTCAGGCTGACAGCAGGGCTTGCGTAAAACGGTGGCGAGTACGCGATCTGAAGGCCGAGTGCCGGTACCAACATGTCATTCCCGCTCTCAATCCGGTCTGGCATGTCGATCACAGCCTCAAGAGTAGAAACATCGATCCAGTTCGTCGCGAACTGCACCTCTCCACGAAGCTGGAAGTCGAATAGCCGGGCACGATAATCCCCCACAACAAATGGCTTCCACGCAGACCAGGCAGCTGGGAACACATCGGAAGTTCGAACCCATAGCGACAACGACGCGCCAACCGGTGGATCCCCGTCGATGCTGATCATCGAATCAAAGTCCGCGATCGTGTCGATATAACTGCCGTCGTCATACACCACTGCTTCGACATTTGCCGTTAGGCGGCAGTCGTAGATATAGCCAAGGTCAGAAGGCGCCGCAAAGCTGTAGGTCATCGACAAACTAGAGCCGCCGTATTTGTCTATTTCCCCAAGCATCGCATCAAGGTCAGCAATGTCATCAAACATGCCAATGGCTGACATTCTCAGCACGCCACCAGCGACTGCCGCATTCACTTTAACGCCAGAAAATGCTGGAGACTCAGTGACCGTCAGGACGACGTTTTCAGGTAGCGGAACTTGGGCATCAGACCAGACTTCTGTGATCGGCCCGCCAACCCCAGAAGAATCGACTGCGCGCGCTAAGTACTTGCCCGGCAACAGCGAAACGACTGCGGACGTTGAGCGACCAGCCGCATCAGTTAGAGGGAGCGCCGTATCCCAGCTGGCCGATGTGTTGCGAGAGTGTCGGATGTTGACGCTGCCGCCGAGTTTCACGTCGAGCTCCGGAACCGGATCCCACGCCAGTGTGGCGACACTGTTGATGACGTCCAGTCTCAAGCCAACCAGTGCCGTCGGTGGCGCCAGCAATGCCTGCGCGGTATAGGTTTGAAGCGATGATGGACCAGACAGACCGAGCACGGACTTCGGCGTGACGCGTACCGACCATGCGCCTGCTGATGCAGATTCAAAATCAATGCTTGGCGTTGATACTTCTGCGACGTACTCCCAGTTTCCGCCAGGCTTCAAGACCTCGACCTGGTAGCGCATGGCGCGGGCCGACTGCGTCCAGCTGACCGTCAGTCTTGCCGCCGCCAATCCGGTACCGGTGTCGTACAGCGATTCGAGGAACGTCATCTGCCCGACGGCGTCAGGCTTGGCAAGATTGACGATGCTGATCGGGTTGTCGACGTCTGGCGTGCCGTATTCGATTTCATTAAATTTGTCAGGATCAAACGCCACTGCGCTGATTGCATAGGTGCCGTCGTCACCTTCGCTGATGCCGATGATGCGAAACTTCTGCGTCTCCAGCGCCGCTGTCGAAAAGACCCAAGGCGCGCTGGCCAGAGGCGCAGACGCCAACGGCGGTGACAGCGTAATGGAAGTCGCATCCGCTGCCACTGTGGCGTTAGCGGTGGCACATGAGCCGTCAGGCATGATCACCTTAACGTACCCGGCACCAGGCAATCCGATGGGGGCGTCCAGCAGGAGCAAGGAGGCAGTGCTGCCCGCCAAAAGCCGGCCGCCATTGCGCGCGCCAGCCCTGAATGCATCCGCCACATCGACGATGTCGCCAGGGTGTGGAATGGCGCCGTCTGCACCAACTGCGAACGTCACCGCCTCACTTTCGGCGTACAACAACCAACGCCCCAGGCGTCGAGCCTGACCGCGAGAGGTACAGCCAACCGCCACGACATCGCTTTGCTGGATGCGGCTCCATTTCGCGATCAGGTCAGGCCTCTCGACAATCTCGACCGATTGTTTGTATTGCTGCAGCGGATCGTTCCAGGTCACGGCCGCGACGTTGTAGCGCTGATCGGAGGCAACAGATTGATAGCTGAAGTCACCGCCGACGATGTTGGAGTTGTTGAACAGGTAACGGCTTGAGCGCGGTGCATCCTGCACGGCGGTCAGCGTACCGCCAGCCCAGAAGCAAATAGCCCGGAACACCGACACCATGTCATTCACCAGCTTCCAGGCATCCTGCTGGGTAGTCAGAGCCAGGTTGCAGGTAAAGCGCGGCTCCCAGCCGCCGTAGCCATCAGGAACAAAACCGTCGCAATACTGGGCGATGCTGTATAGCGAGTACTTGTCGACCAGCGTCGAATCCATCAAGCCCCCAAGCCCATAGCGGGTATTAGTGAGCATGTCGTACCAGACCCAGGCCGGGTTATCGGTCCAGGCGCGCTGGAAGGTTCCGTCCCACGACCCGTAGTAGGTTCTGCTTGCTGCGTCGTAATTGCTCGGCACCAGCACCTTGATCCCACGGATCAAAAACGAGATGCGCGGGATGCTGGAAAACTGCTGGGCATCCACCGAGATGGCAGCTATTGCGGTATTCGGGTAGCGAAGTTTTTCGTCCCACAACAGGGTTACTGAGTCGAAGAAGGTCCGGTTTTGAATGGACGAACTGCCGGAGTCTGGCGACAGGCGGGTAAGCCGGATGTAACGAGGTAGACCACCAGATGCAGGAAGTCGCACGTAATACGAGAACTGCGTGCGGCTCATGGTCTTGCCGGTGATCGTCAGGTCCTCGCACAGTTGATACCAGCCACCGGTGCTAAGCTTTCCTTCGACGCGAAAACTCGCCGTCGATCCAGTGGTGTCACCGTTCGACAGGTTTTGCTCAGATAGTTGCGGGGTGCTGACAGTGATGCGCACGGCATCCGCATCGGCGTCGGTGATGGCGCGCTCGATCGCAATCAGCGAACGCATCTCCACGCCCACCGATTGTTCGGCTTCGAGGCTGGTGATGGGTATGTACGACTGCCACTGCGTACCTGGCCGCCAATCGAACTCGAAACCGGGGAAGTTGATGGTGCCGTCCGGGTTTTGCAGCGGAACATCGTCAAAGAAGACGCCCTGGAACAGCCCGACGATCCCGTCGATTTCTCCTTCTGAGATCGCATGCATCATTCGCACATGCTGCCGCGAGCGCAGGCTATCAGGCGCCTCCACGGGAGTGCGCGCAGAGCCGCCGCCACCGCCACCGCCCTTGCCGCCCCCCTTTCTACCGATGATGACTTCACTCATACCGGCAAGGCCTCTGTCCAAGTCCCGACCGCGACCACGCTGGAGCCCACCAGCATTTTTCCGTAAACCACGGGCACGGGGAGGCCTTGCTGCGTTGAGTTGAAGGCGCCGTTGAACAGGTACGATGGTTTGTTTTCGGTGCCGGCTTGTTCTTGCTGGCTGCCGCTTTTCGGCGTTGGCGAGAGCATTTGCGCAACGCCGCCGATGGTCATGGCGATACCGACCTGCATCATCCCAGCCGCAAATGGCGATGCTGCCCCACCAGACACAGCAGTCATGATCACAGATGCGGCGATCAACACGACACCGACGACGGTTTGGAAAAGCCCGCCGCTTTTGCTGCCCGCGATGATAGGGACAATGCGGATCTCGGTTGTGCCGCTGAGAGCAAATTCGCTTTCGCCGACGTTCTCCCGATTGCGGAATATGGCGTAACGAAGCCCATTGCGCGCCGCGTCGCGAATGAAATCCTCGAAGCCATGGATGGTGTGCTTCAAAGCACTGAAAGCCTCTGCGGTCGTCCCTGTCTCAAGCTGGCGAAAGTGCCGGCGACCGAAGGCTTGAGCCAAACTGCCAGACAGCAAAATCAGGGTCATAGCCTTGTTGTTGGCCGCGGTCATACTTTTCTCCAGGCGAAAAAAAACCGCCAGGAGGCGGTCTTTTGGACGTTCAGTTAAATTGATGAGGGCCTTATATCCAGGCCTATATTTGTATCTCCGCCGATCCGGAAGCGCTTCACTTGCTCATTCGACAGGATCGTCGACTGTTCTTTTCGAAGTTCGCCCCAGCCACAAGCCCCGTCGCTACGCTCATCCTTTGCCAGACCTACCAAGTGCTCGCCGGTAGGAACATACAGACTTACAACCTCGCCTGTATCAATCCTGGCTGAAAACTTCCCATCTATGAGGATGCCGACGTAGCATGCTCCGCCGATAAATCCTGTGTCGCGGGTCACAACAATTGTCCCGTGCGGTGTCGTCGGTTTCGATGCAAAAGCAAGAACTCTATCAGCCGGCACCTGTACGGCTTTGTCAGCCGGGACTTGAGAGGTAGAGCACCCCGCCAGCACCATCAACGCCAAAGCACCTACGTACAGTTTCATGTCGTTCCCTCGTTGAGTTTTGGCGACTGTAGCAGGGAGTTTGCGCACAAATACAGGGCCTACAAACGCGAGACTCCCGGGAATGTCCCTATCAGTGGCCCCATGCCGTCAAATCGATTCGAGCAATCCTTGGTCGTTCTCCGGTCCTCGTCCGGTGCTTTTGCTTCCCGGACACACAGGCCAGGAACTGAAGTCATCGTAATTGAGCCAGGGCCTGAGGCGATTTTTGCCGTCAGCCCCGGCTTTCCGGTGAAACTCAGGCAGTAACCTGAACCGCCGGGACCAGCCTTGCCGCAGAACCTCACCCGATCGACCTCAGTTTCTCCATCAAGAATGATGACTTCTGACTCAGTCCCGCAGATCGCGCCGCCTGACATCGCGAACAAATCCTTGATGGTTAGTGTGTAGCTCTGATTGGCTTGCATGCCCGTCTCCTGCGGCCACGCCGCATCATGTTGTTGGTTGTGCACCTTTGTATCTGAGGATATGCGTCGTGCATTCTCGGTAGGCCCTGCTGTAGACCTCGCGGCAACTCAGCCGGCCATAGAGGTGATGCAGCAACACATCGCCCTCTAGCCAGATCGCGCCGTGGCAAGGGGTTTGGCTGCCGATGGCCATGACGATCAAGTCGCCCTGCTGCGGCGTATCGACTTGCACGAAGCCAGCCCGGGTGAAGTTGTCGACGTACAGGTTTTCGCCGTTGTGCCACCAGTCATCCTTGCGGTGGAAGTCCATCAGCGTGATACCCAGAACCTGCCGATAGTAGTCGCGGAC